GCGGCCAAACGTGGAGCGCAAGGGAAAGAAAAAGCCAGCGCCGAAGAAGGAGCGCGGTGATGCTTCGGCCAAGCAGCGCGGAAAACACGCGCCTGAGCTGAGCGAACCGCCGCCGCGCGTTATTGTGATCTCGGGTCTTTACGACCCGCATCCGCGGCAAAAAGAATTTCACGAATCGCCGGCGAAATATCGGCTGTTCGGCGGCGCGGCGGGGCCGGGCAAAACGAAAGCGCTGTTGTACGAAACGATCTACCAGGCCAATAAATATGAGGGCGTGGACACGCTGCTTTTGCGGCGCACGTTTCCGGAGCTTGAAAGTTCGCTGCTGACTTATTTCCGGCGCGACGTTCCGCGCGATTTGTATCTTCGTTACAACGACACCAAGCACATCGTCACCTGGCACAACGGTTCGACGACGCGCTTCGGTTATTCGGCCAGCGAAAACGACATCTATCAATATCAGGGCGCGGAGTACGTTTTCATCGGCATCGATGAGCTCACGCACTTCACGCTGCGCCAATGGCAATTTCTGACGTCGCGAAATCGCTGCCGGCTTGCGGATGCGATTCCGAAAATGGCCGGCGCCACGAATCCCGGCAACACGGGGCACGCCTGGGTGAAAGCGCTGTGGATCGACAAGCGCGCCGCGCCGGGCATGGAAGATGCGGACGAATACGATCCCGGTGACTACGATTTCATACCCGCCACGGTTCGCGACAACCCGATTTACGCGAACGACGAAAGATACTTGAAAACGTTGCGCTCGCTGCCGCGAGCTTTACGGCAGGCGTTTCTCGATGGCGATTGGAATCTTTTCGCCGGTCAATATTTCGATTCGTTCGATCACGCGCGGCACGTGGTGGCTTCGCACAGCATTCAATTTGAAAAGTGGTGGCCGCGCTGGATTTCGATCGATTGGGGATTCGAGCATCCGAGCGCGGTTTATTGGCACACCGCGCGGCCGGATGGATCGACGCTCACGTATCGCGAGCTGGTGCAAAATCATTTGTCGCCGCGCATGCTGGCCGCGGCGATCTCCGAACGCAGCGTGGGCCGAGAGGGCCAGCCGGAGCGCATCTCCGAAATATTTCTTTCGCCGGACGCGTTTGCCGAGCGCACCGCCGACGCTTCGATCGCGGAACAATTGGGCGATGGTCTGGCCGCGGCCGGATTGCCGCGTCCCGCGCCGGCGGATAACGATCGCGTGGGCGGATGGATGCTCATGTATCAAATGATGGAAACCGGTCAGTGGCAAATCTCGAGCGCGTGCGAGCGATTGCTCGAATGCTTGCCGACGCTCACGCGCGACACCGCGAACGTGGAAGACATTCGCAAAATCGATGGCGACGATCCCGCCGATTCCGCGCGCTACGGTTTGAAATCGCGCATGGATCCCGCGCGCATGCCCGTCGAGATGGCGCTCGCAGCGCGCATCCCCGCGCAGGATCCGACGTCGCGCGCGATTTGGTTGCGCAAATTCGCAGGCGAAGCGCGCGCCGGGCGGGCGCCCGCGCCGTTGCCGCGAAGATGGTGATCGTGCGCGTTAAAAGAAAGACCCACCCTTGCACACTGCGCAAGGATGGGGCACCCCAAAAAGCAAAGGCCGCGACAAGATCGTTTGCGCGCGATCGCTCGCGCACATGGTGACAACTGTGACGGAACGACTGATGGAATTGTGGCGCGCGATTGCGCGGGCGTGGCGCGGGCGCTACCTGCTCATGCTCGAGGAAGAAGTTGCGCGTCTGCGCGCGGAAAATCGCGCGCTGACGAATTCGCTGCTCGGCACGGCGGGATTTCCGCCGCTGGCGGTCGGCGAGAGCGCTAACGCGGAGCGCAAAACATCTGAGCCGGTGGTGCGGCGCCGCTCGTGGCCGCAAATCGCGATGATGCGCGAACGCGAGGCCACGCGGCAAGCCGCTATGCGCGAAGCGCACACACGACACAACTAGCGGAGACAAGAAAAATGTCGACTGCGATAAATCTCGAAGATGCATGGGCTGCGCTGACGTCGGGCGCCTCGGGCTCTGCGACAAACGGAGCTGGTGCCGCGATGAATGGCGGCGCTGCGGGAAATGGCGGCAGCGCCGCGCCGAACGCGCCGGGCGAAATTGTCGAGCGCGATGGGAGCAATCCCGGCGTTGTGCCGCCGAGCGACAATGCGCCGTCTCCCGGCGCAAATGCTCCTGCGATCGCGCTGCCATCGGCCGACGAACTTGGTCCGAACAACGAGCGCCTGGAAGAACTCGCGCCACGCATCGTGAACGCGCTGCGTGGCCTAGTGGTTCAATATCGCGAAGAAGGGCTGACCGCGCGCCGCTACGAAATTCGGCGCATTCGCCAGGCGCGACTTTTTTGGCAAGGCATGCAATACGCGTGGTGGAATCCGGGCGATCAGCAATGGCATTTGCCGACGGAAGTCGGCGCGCACAATGGGCAATCCTCGGAAGACATGCCGCGCTATCAGTTCGTCACCAATTTGTATCAGGCGTTTGGGCTCTCGTTTATTTCAGTGCTCAGTCAGGATGTGCCGACTACGCGCTTTTATCCGCAGTCGGCGCAATCGCTGCTGGATTTATCGGCGGCGCGCGTGGCGAGCGAAGTCGCGGACTTGGTCGAGCGGAACAATCACGTCGAGCGCATGCTCACGGCGCTGGCGTTTTTTCTGTGGACCGACGGCAAAGTTGGCGGCTACGTGCGTTACGTTGCCGATGCGCAGCGTTTCGGTTGGCACGATGAACCGAATATCGAGCCGGTTGAAATCGCGCTCGGGCCTGATTATTACGTTTGTCCGCAATGCGGAATCGAAACGCCCGCTGCGGGAGGAATTACGGAGGCTTCAGCAGCAGGGAACTCAGAGAAAAACATTTCAACACAGAGTTCACGGAGAGCGCAGAGGAATGCAGAAAACACCGGGACCCCTGAACTCGGCCCCCGAATTTCCCCGCCTTCCTCCGTGTCCTCTGCGCGCTCTGTGGTAGATCCTTCTGTTCGTCCGTCGTGCGCGAATTGCGGCGCGGCGCTCACGCCGGACGATCTGCATGCGGCGGAAACGGTTTGCGTGCCGCGCGTGGTTGGCTCGCGTCGCGTGCCGAATGGACAAGAGGTGATTTCCATCGTCGGCGGACTGGAATTGAACACGCCGGTGTGGGCCAACGAGATGCACGAATTCCCGTATCTGCAATGGCAGATGGAAGTGCATCGCGCGAAGTTGAAAGCCGCGTATCCACACGCCGCCGACAAAATCGAAATGGGCGGCCCCGCCGAGGCCGACGACGTTTACGCGCGCGCCTCGCGCGTTTCGATCGCGCAAGGAATGCCAACCACGCTGCCCGGCGACGCTCTAGTAAATCTTGTGACATTTTCGCGCACCTGGATTCGTCCGTGGGCGTTTCACGCGATTGAAGACGCCGCCGTGCGCGAAGCGCTGCTCACACTTTTCCCCGACGGCTGCTATGCCGGATTCGCCGGCGACACGTATTGCGAATCGCGCAGCGAGACCATGGACGATCGCTGGCGCGTGCTGCACGCGCTGCCCGGCGACGGTCAAAATCGCCCGGCGGTGGGCAGTTCGCTCGTGGAAATTCAGGAGCGCTACAACACGCTCTCGAATATTCAGGCCGAAACTTACGAGTACGGCATTCCGCCGATTTACGCCGACCCGCAAGTGATCGATTTCGACGCGCTCCAGCAGCAGACTGCCGAGCCCGCCGCGCATTATCCCGCGCGCGCACGTCCCGGTCAGCCGCTGGCCGCGAGTTTTTTCCAGCCCGCGCCGGCGCAAGTGCCGCCAGACATGCTGCGTCATCAGGAAGAATTGATGGGGCCGATCCCGCAATTTCTTTCCGGACTGTTTCCCGCGGTGTTCGGCGGAGAAATGGAATCGCAGAAAACCGCCACGGGTTACGCAATGGCGCGCGATCAGGCGCTCGGGCGATTGGGATTGGTGTGGCGGCGGCTGAAAAACTTTTATTCCGATGTGATGCTGCTCGGCGTCGATTGCTTCAGGAAGAATCGGCCCGACGACGTGGAAATTCCGCTGCTCGGCGAAGATGGTATTTTCCGTTCGCGCTGGATTCGCCTGGCCGATTTGAAAGGCAACATTTTCGCGCATCCGGAAAGCGACGAGGCGTTTCCGCGGCAAAAATCGCAGCAGCGCGCGGTGATTCAGCAATTGATGTCGGTGAACGATCCGATGGTGCAGCGCGCGCTCACCGATCCCTCGAATATCGGCTACATCAAAAGTTGCCTCGGGCTCTCGGAGCTCGTGGTGCCCGGCGAAGACGCGCGCGTGAAGCAGATGCGCGAGACTCAGCAGCTCCTCACGTCGGCGCCGTTGATTGTGCCGGTGCGCGTGCCAGTGGCGCCGCGCGGCGATCATAATGTTTTCGCAGCACCGTCGTCTCCCGTAGGGGCGGAGCTTGACTCCGCCCGCCTTTCGCCGCCGAACGAAAACGCGCAAGGCGCCAGTCGGGCGAATGGCGCTCCCGGGAACGGCGACGCGGCCGCCGCGCTGCCTTCGCCGGCCGCGATCGCTGGCGCGGGGGATGGCGAAATTATCGCGGGCGAAATTATTCTGCCGTCCGTGCCCGTCGACGATTTGCTTGACGATCACGCGACTGAACTCGAGGAAATTCGCCGCTGGGCGTCGACGGAAACCGGTCAGGCGGCGCGCATGGAAAATCCGCTGGGCTTCGCGAATGTGCGCGCGCACGCCGCCGCGCACGAACGCGCGCTGGTGGGGCAACAGCAGTCGGCCGCGATTGCCAGCGCCGCCGCGGCTCCGGCGCGCAGTAAATCGAAATCGCGTTAGCGCGGACGTTGCTCTTCCGGGTGGCCCATCCTTGAGCCGTCTGCAAGGGTGGGTCTTTCTTTTCCCGAACACTAAGAAGAAATGAGACCGACAGACCCACCCTTGCCCAAACCGCAAGGATGGGGCACCCGGAAAACCAAAAGCTCGATATCGCGAGGTCAATTCGATGACACCGACAGCGCAAATTGCACCGCCGGTCGAAACCGCGGCGCTTTCCGACGAAGCGATTCTGGGGATTGAAGCGGAATCGGCGACCTCAACGGGCGGCGACGACTCGCAACTCACCGCGGAAGCGATTGACGCCGAATTCACATCGCGCGAGACGGCACCTGGCGCGGAGAATCGCGAGCCCGAAGAGCGCCCACGGAACGACAGTGGGGAAGAACAGCGCGCGGACGATTCGCGCGACGACGATCAACACGGCCCGGAAAAACGCGCCGCCAATGAGGAATCGAAATCGCCGCGCGATGCAAACAACGAACGTACGCTGCCAATCACGTCGCTCGCCGAATTCGACGCCGGCTTCTATTCCGGGGACGCCGCCTCGCGGACCGCGCTGGCGCAATCGCTCTTCTCGAGCGATCCCGCTGCGTTTCGCGCCATGTTCGATGAAGCGGCTCGCATGCTCGGCGTCACTGCAATGACGCGAGATGGAGGAATCATCGATGCACGGGATGCCGCGCCGCACGGGCCCACCCGGACTCTTGTTCAAGACGCGAAACAGAGCAACTCGCCTGTAGGAAACGTCAACAGCGAGAACGAATCGGGAACCGGGATCCACGCCGATCGCGATTCCCAGACTGACGCTGCTAAGGCCGCTAACGCAGCCAATGCCGCCAACGCAGCGAATTCACAGGGAACTTCCGCAGCGCAAGGGAGTTTTCCGGCGGAGTCGTATCGCGCGTTCGAGAGTTCCACGAACGAAGCTGTGGCGCGCGATGTGCGCGGCGCGATCACGCGCACGCTCGAGCAAGTGTTGCCGGAAGGTGTGGCCGCGGGCGCGGTGAAGCGTATTGGCGAAGATATTTTCGGCGAAGTCGGCAAATTGCTCGCGGCCGACGCGCAGCTTTCATCGCAGGTGGGCGAATCGCTGCGCGGCTGGCGATTCGGCGCGGCGGAACAGCAGCAGGTGGCGTCGCTGCTCTCCGGACGCGCGCGGCAAATTCTGCCGTCGGTGGCGCGCCGCGTGATCGGCGAGTGGACGAATTCAGTGCTCTCCACGGCGCGCACGCGGGCCACCCGTTCGGAAGCCGCCGCGCGGCGCGTTGACGTCGGCGCAGCGGCGAGCGGCGATGCAGCCGGCCGCGGCGCGGCGCGTGCACTTCGTCCGCGCGAAATCGATTACGCGCGCACGAGTGACGACGATATTTTCGCGATGTAGGTTTTGCGCCCGACGAAAACATGTGTCGCCCCTACGAGGCTCAAAAACCAGTTGATTAGAAGAGTTTGTTGGGTCGCGTACCCAGGGCTTACGCTCTGGGGTAAGCTCTGCCGCCCCTCCGGGGCTGGCCAACAACATTCACCGCGCGACCAAAAGTTTTGGCCGTCGTTCGTGAAGCGTGCATTGTCGTTGCGCTTCGCGGCGGGTGGGTCTTTCGGTTTTTCGTACTTCGCGACGTGGCTTAAGAGCAGAAGCAAACAAAAGACCCACCCTTGCACAAAACGCAAGGACGGGAACCCGCAAAGGCAAAGACAAAAACAATTTTCTAGATACGGCGCGGCCGGGGTGGCTGCGTATCTTTCATTCCATAACGCAAAACAAAAACGGGGGCGAGGTGAATCATGGCACAAATGCAGAATGCGCAAACCATCGCGTTGCAACTGGAAAAGGTGCGGGACAAAGTGCCGCTGCTTTACGAACGGGACGACGTACTGCTCACCATGATCCAGGCGCGCGGCGACGTGGAACGCGTCAGCTCGCGAAATATGCGGCTGCCGTTGCAAGTGAATCCCGGCGGATTGGCCGGCAGTTACAATCCCGATGGCGGAGATCTCGGCCGCGGTTCGGGCACCAGCTATGACGTAGCGCAAATTTCGCCGATCTTTTTCCGGTTCGCGGTGGAAATCTCGAAGCTCGTCGAATACGCCACGAACAACAAGGAAAAAGCCATCGAGAACGCGGTGAAGCGCGAAGTGGCGAACGGCATGAAACAATTTCGCTCGTTCCTCGACAAGGTTATCCAGACCGGCGGCAACGGCGTGCTCGGCACGATCGGT